AGGGCACCTCATGTGCAATTTATTGTACAAGTCTAGCGCCCTTGGGGATGCCTGGCAATCTGCGCGTCGGCTTACCTTTGCCCCAGCTCAGTTCCTAGCGATAGGACTCAAGAGACTCAGGGATTGGAGGCAGTGATTCCAGTAGAAACTCTGAGCTAGTCCCCTTCATGGACTCTACGAGCCAATGCCGAGCCCTGATATTCCAGTTCTCTTTGCCAGCACCTGGATGGAAAAATATGTCCTCTGGATGCCAAATTTTCCCGGTTACCCCAGTCACCAGATCGTTCACAAAACCTTCCTGACTATCCAATGCCTCTATTCGACGCTGAGCCATCACATGCCCAAAGATAAAAATTCGATGATGCAACGCAACGGTGATGATTTGCAGAAGATGAATCAAACAAGGAGAATGCTCGAAAAAATGACCTTCCGTTAGGTAGTAGAACCGGTAGAAGGTGTCGTCATCCAGCTGGGCAAACTCTTCCGACAAAAGCACGACAAATGTTCCCGTGCTTTCGCTCAGCGGCTTGTCGTCTTGTTTGTAGATATGAAGTTGGTACCGATCAATTAGGCCCTTTGTGCCATCGCCCAGATCCTGTTCTCGAGCCTTAAAAAAATCGGTAAGTTCCGAAAGGTGTTTATATGAGTGAATAGACAGGTGGGGTTTCTTGCTTTTTCCTCGAACCCATAGAGGATCCAGCGCTAACTGTTCTACCGCCCATGGCGAGACTTCTGAAAGGTGATTTTTCAACTCCGAGGCGTCACCAAGCACTGATGGAGATGCTCCCAGGACCAACGTCTTCGGCAATATGCGAGCAACCTCGTTTGGATCAAGATCATGCGCCCGAAACGCATCAATGATCCTCTGAGCCTCCAATCGAAACGAATCAGTCTGATAGCTCTGCTCGGAGCGAATGTCACGCTTCAGCTTTAAAACAGACGCCAGCCACTCAGCCACGTTAATCACATCGAAATCCTTTTCTATTGAGCGTTGCCGATATTAGACCGGCTAGATGAGGCTTGAAATGACGTGAGTGGATTGCGTGAGCGGAGAGAGCCTTACGGCAGATTCCAAATGCTCCGGCGACAGGTGCGCATACCGCATCGTCATCGTGATCGACGAGTGCCCCAGGATCCGCTGCAGCGTGAGGATGTCCCCTCCTCCCATCATGTAATGGCTTGCGAAGGTGTGGCGGAGGATGTGGGTCAGCTGACCCGGTGTCTGGAATCCACAGCGCTCATAGGCGCAACGAAAGGCGGCGCGGCAGGACATGAACAGACGGCCGGTTCCAGGCATACCCACCTTGAACATCAGTTGCTCCAGCTCGGCCGGGATCGGTACTGAGCGGCTCTGACGGTTCTTCGTCCGATGGTAGTGGACCTTTCCCCCATGCACGGCGCCACGGGCGATGCTCTCGGCCTCTTCCCAGCGAGCACCTGTAGCGAGGCACAGGAGAGCGACCGGGTACGTGTGGTTGTTCGTGCTGGCCTTGCACTCCTCGAGGAGCTGGGCGACCTGATCCAGGGTGAGGAAAGTCAGTTCAACTTGATCGGTCTTGATCTGCCGGACGTTGGCCAGTGGGTTCGCCTTGTGCCATGAACCGAGGCGGATCAGCTCGGAGAAGATGGCCGACAGGTAGCGTTGCTCGTGGTTGACCGTTTCCGGCTTCACCTCGATCAGACGGCGTTGTCGGTAGCGTGCCCACGCGAGCGAATCGAACTCGAAGGCCTGCGGATCGCCGAGACGCTCGGCCAATGCTTGGCAGCGAGCCAGGCGCTGTTTGCCGTCCTTCAGAGTGCAGCCGTGGAGGTCGTACCAAACCTTCACCAGATCCGAGAGGCGATCATCCAGCGGGCGGCCTGTCTCGCCCAGGACGGTGAAGAAGTCCTGCTCGTAGCGAATGGCGGCGGACTTGGTAGCGAAGCCCTTCTTGCGGATCCTGCGACCGGAGCGACCGTTCTCGTAGAAGTCAGCCGTCCACGTCTTCCCATCCTTGCGCGCGGTCATATCGCGTAACCCCGCCTGATGTAGCGATCGTTGATCAGTCCAATGACGTGCTTTTCGAGGTCGCGAGTGCTGTAACCCTTGGCGGTGTAGTGGTCTTCGATCACATGCCAGAAGGGGAGCGTTCTCCCGACCTCAAGCGCTTTTTTTGGCGGGATTCGCTCCCGTGCGATCAGGCTGGCGAACTGGCCGAGGAACATCTCGCAGTTCTTGCCGGAGAAGCCCTGAGCGGTTTTGTAGTAACGGCGGTACTCGGTGCGTTCAATGAGCGGATCCGCTTCTACCTGGACCTTGGTGTCGAGGCTGATCAGCGACCAGAAGGCGTCGAAGATCCCTTCCCGGGAAATCAGCTTGTAGTTGTCGCAGGCATACTGCCAGAGGCCTTGCAGATGGGGGCAAAGACCCTCGTAGGTGCGGCAGCCGATCACCTCGCCAGAGGTCATGGTGGAGCCTTCCGAGAACTGCTGGACGATGGAGTGGTGATAGCGGAACTCGATACGCCACACGGTTTCCAGCGGGTTGAAGGCAGGTTCGCCATCGCCGAAGGGATCTCCATTCAGAGAGGCCCACACCGATTCCCAATAGTCGAGCTTGTCGGTCGCTCTCGCCTGCAGCGTCTTGTTGTAGAGGCACATCTGCAGGCCGTTGGCCGAGCCGAACATGAAGGTTTCCCCACGTCCGTAGACCGAGGCGTTGCCGTCGTATTCGATACGGTCGATGCCGCTGATCTGGCGTACACGCCGGGACCGGCAGTGCATGCGATCCACGAAGTCCACTGGTGGAGTCCAGCCCTGGACGTCGAGGGCGATATGGACGGCGCACTGGTTCACTTCGCAGGCCGAGAGCACGCCAGCGGCGAGGTCATCCATTACGCCCTGCAGGATCTTCGGATCGGCACCATCCAGGGCGTGCGGCGACACTTCAATCTTGAGGTGTGGGCCGATGTTCTCCAGCTTCACGTTGTGGTTCTTGATCAGCAGGATCAGACCAAGGTCGGCGTTCTGCAGGCGGAACTGGTAGCCGGAGTCCCGACCGATGCGGCCCTTGGCCCACTTGTAGCCGGCGAAGTTGACGAGATCCTCCGGCTCATCGAACAGCGCCATCACTTCCGGGCGGATCATGCCGTTGTACAGCTGCCGGACCGTATCGACGCCACAGCGCAGCAGGCGCACACCCGACAGGTCGGCGAATCGGCCGTTGCTCGGGTCCATGAAAATCCGTCCTTCGGACGACTCATAAAAATCCCCGGTCTCCTTGAGGATCAGGCGGAGGGGGTGAACTGCCTTTTTCATTCTGTCGTACCTTCAATGAGGTTTATTGAGGTGCTTACTCGTTAGCTATCCGACGTGTTACAGGGTCGTCGGCCGCGCCTTCGGCCTACCGCTCGTGCCTTGCGCTCCCGGCCGGCGGCGCGGCTCGCCGACTCAAAACGGAAACGCTCCGACCGGCTGCATCACCTGCAGCGCGGTGAGGAACCCGAGCGCATACGCGAGCGCGAGCAGCCCAAGGGCGTTGATCAGGCCATGCAGGGTCATTGGGTCCTCCAGGGGCGTGCGGGATATTCGGAGTCGGGGACGATGGTGAGATTCGGTGCGCTGGGCTCTGCGGGCGTGGCGGCGACTACCACGGGCTGTGCAGGGGGCATCTGCGCCGGCCTGGGGAGGGCTCCGGCGCACACGATGGTTTCGTGGTAGCTCCGATAGAAGATCTCGGCGACGCACTCTGACCGGGGCCGCACGCGGTAGCCGGACTCGCTCAGCTGCTGCGAATTGAGCATCAGCCGCCGGCCCTCACTGTCGGTGATGGCGAACATGTAGAACGTGCCTTTCTTGCTGAACTGCTCGCCCTGTTTGTCGCCCTTCACCACGCCGGCCACGACGATTTGCCGACCGGCGAAGGGATGCTCAGCTAGTGGAAGAGTCGAAACACCTGATTGGCCAAAAACAGCACCAGCAGGAAGAGTGCTACGCGCAGCAGCAGGCGCTGGAGCAGGTACAGCAGCCCCTTGAGGGCTAGGTTTAGTGCCTTGCTGAGGATGGGCAGGATCAGGGTTTTGCTGAGCGCCACCACCGACGACCTTGAGAGGCCCCATATAGCTGACAAAGCCAATAGTGCCGGCCAGCAGTGCCAGTAGAAGAACCAACTTAGGCGACCGGAGCAGACTCTTCCCTGCTTTGGTGTCCTGGGTCTTTCCGGTGGCGGTGGATTGGTAGAGCCGGAAGGTCTGCTTTCGGATTCGCTTGTATTCGACGATGGTGCCATCAGCGGGTGGTCGGTTGAGCTGGGCGTCATGCTGGGCCTCCTTGTATCGGCCAGGGATACCGATGACTGCGAGGTTGGAGTGCTTGTAGGCCATCTCGCTGGTCATGCGGATGTCGTCGCGGATGTAGCTGATGTTCGGGGTGGTCAGAACGATGTCCCAGTTGAAGTGGCGGTGCCGGGTCCAGGCATCCAGCCACCCCATGGGCCGGTCAGCCTCGTGCGCCGCTTCTGGGCCGCCAGGGAAATCGAACTTCTCCAGATCGCGTTCGCGCCAGGACTTGGGGAACAGCAGCTGGGTTTCATCGAAGATCAGGAACGCGCCCCGCGGTGCCCACTGAAACCACGTGCGCATCTTTTCGAGGTCGGCCAGCGACTCGAGATCGAGGTTGATGATCTGCGCGGTGTTAGGCAGATCGGGAAACACCGTATAGGCCCGCTCCAGGGTGAAGCCGCGCACGTTGGTGATGATGACGCGGCCTTCTTTGAGCGCGGGGACGGCATCGTCTTGGATCGCGCCACTGGTTTTGTACGAGCCGTTGGGACCGTGATGAATCTTGATCGACATGATTCACTCACCTCCCTATGAACGGCACGAAGCGCATGCAGAAGCGTGTGGCCAGGGCGGAGAACAGGATGTTGAGTGCTTGCGGCACACCGAGGAATTGCAGCGCGGCCGCGAGTGGACCAGGGAGGGTGGCGTACATAGAGCGGACCATATTGGAGACGCCAAGGCTGTCGATCAGCTCGCGGGCGACGGTGTAGCTGACATCGAGCAGGAACAGGAAACCCTGGAGCGCGCTGTACATCGCCCACTTGGTGGCGACGACGAAGCCATCCTTGATGAAGTCGTAGATGCCCTGGGTCATGAAGTCCCAGATCCACTGGAAGAACAGGATGATCTGGTCAAAGAAGCTGGATAGCCATTCCATGAGGTCACTCCTTCAAAATGGCGAACGCGGCCAGCACCGATGCCATGAACATCAGCGCGTAGCGCAGGTAGGAGAGTTTTTCTTCGTAGGCGGTGAAGCAGAGAGTTACGGGCTTCTTCCACACGCTGAAGGTGTCGCAAGGGAGCTTGCCGCCGCCCTCGCCTAGGTTGAGGTCAAACACGCCTTTGAGCTGATCGGCGTTCTCTTTGATCTTGTCGCGGAACTGTTCTTTGGCTTCTTCGACCTTGGCGTCCCACTCGGCCAGGGCGTCATCCCAACTACCTTGCTGAGGTTGCTCCAGGGATTCGCTCGGGCCGTCGCCGCCATCGGTGCCGTTATCACTGCCGCCACCGGAATTGCCGCCGCCGTCGCTGCCACCATCGCCGCCGCCCGTGCCGGGATTCGTCCCGCCGTCGCTGCCGCCCCCCGTGTTACCGCCATTGTTGCCGCCACCGGAGCCGCTGCCGCTGTTGTTGTTTTCAGCGGGGCCACCGGGCGTGGCGACGCAAGTCGTGCCAGACCATGAATAGCCGGGGAAACATTTGTCTTCAGGGTCGACGTCGGGCGGGGTTTGCTGGGCGTTGGTGCAGCCGACCGTGCCGTTGACGGTCTTCACGCAATCGAATCGTTTGGCGAGCTCGTCGAGGTAGTCCTGCAGTTGCTGGTCAGGGTTCTCCGGGTTGTCCGACATGTCGTCGTTGCCGGTCGGAGTCATCTCAAATTCGCACTGAACGCTGGTGCAGTTCTGCGGCTCGCCGGGTTCGTAGATGCACTGATCCTTCACTTCCGGATCCACGCCAATGACCACCTGGCCATCGACGAAGGAGAACTGAACGACCTTGGTATAGGAGTCTCGAGTCTTGCACTCGGCGTCGCTGGGCCCAGCGGGAGCCATGCACCCTAGCTGAACCGGGTCATAAACCTTGGGCGCGGTACATCCATCGCCGCGCAAATACACGTATCCGCTTGCAAGCCACCCACCATCGGAACCCAATCGCTGACAGTAGAAGTAAGTGTCACTGTCTTTGATCACCCGAACGGTGGAGCTTGGAGTCCAGGCCTGACAGGCCGCGATAGGGGTGTCACCTATGTAGCTGCCATTACCGGAGCCATGCTGCCAAAAGAAATCAGCGGCAAAAGAGCCGGGAGAAAGCAGCAGAGCAGCCAGGAGGATGAGCAGTCTGAACAAGGGCATTGCGAACTCCGAAAAAAGAACCCCGCCGAAGCGGGGTCCAGGTTCGGCCACGTGAGTGGGGTTAGAAGAATTCGCCGCAGCGGTACCCGGTGATGAAGGCGCCGGCGAAGAACGCCCCCAACCACACCGACCAGAGCACTTACGCCTTGCGCAGCATGCTGTAGATCAGGCCGGCGACCGCGAGGATGACCAGGGCACCGACGATGTAGCCGCCGATGTTGGACATGTCCGACTTGCCGTCGGTGATGGCCTGCTCGACCGCACTGGTGTCGATGACGCTGGCGGCCCATACCGGCATCGAGGAGGCGGCGGTGACGGTGCCGGCGATGCACAGGTTGCGGAACGAGCGGACCGGGTTGAACTTGGCGATCTGTTGTTTCATGGCGTTCATGGTGTTTCCTCTCTACTTGGCTTTACGAAGAAGTGACGCGACCCAGCCAGTTAAAAGCCCCGTCACGAATGCCCCCAGAACGCCCGCAGCACCGATGCTGAAGGCCTCCAGGGAGAACCCGCCATTGACCAGGATTTCAATTGCTCCTGCGGCCTCGGGCGGAATCAGATAGGCCTGCTGCCATTCGATCTGCCGGCACTGCATGAGGCCGTCCGCCGTGGACGCCCAACTGGTGCAGACCTGAACGGCAACCACGCCTGACATGTCAGCGGGCCTCCTTGCGCGGGCGGTCGCACCAGCTCCAGAAGGAGCGCAGGACGAACCACCAAATGGCGAAGAAGGCGAACGCCGCCGCGACCACAGCGATCACGGAGTCCAACGGGTAGGGTTCGAGGAATTCGCGCACCGCGCGCACGGCAGGCGATACGGCGCAGAGGATTGCCACGTACAGAACCCAGCCGAAGGCGAAACGGAGCGGCGCTTTCATCTATCTACCCTCGCCGTCAGGACTTGCTGCTGTCGGAGGGTTTCTCAGCGGCGGGCTGAGTCGGGCGCTGGGCTTGCGGTTGAGCAGCGGGACGGGCGGCCGGAGTCGGCGCGCTGGCTTCTTTGCCCACCGCCAGCAGTTCGGTCAGCACCTGGGTATTGGTGGTGCGGCCGAAACGGTCCTGAGTCGGGCGGACGACGCTGGCGAACTTGCAGAGCACCGGGGCGCCTTCGAAGACGATGGAATCCAGCAAGGTCGGCTCAACGTTGTATTCGCTGATCTCGAAGCCCTTGGCGTTGCCGCGAGCGGTTTCCGGGATCGGGGAAATCGCCTGGACGCTGGCGAAGATCTCGCCGCTCTTGGTGGAGGTGTAGGTGTCGGTCTTGGTGACCCAGAGTTCGACTACGCCGCCAGTGGTTGCAAACATGTTCATCTGAAGCTCCTTTGCCTTTTTCGGGCATGAGTTGGACCGCTGCTGCAATTCGGCTTGTTTGCCGTTAATTCAGCGGGGATGGATAAATGGTCATTTGCTGCCAATTAGAACCGCTCTAAATCGCGGCTTTCAATTAACTGACGGGATCTACTTCAACACAAAAACAAGCGAAAAAACCGTCGATAGATATTTATCAAAATGGAGCCTATCGCTCTGAAACAACGAGGTTTTCCAAGGTTTAAGTAGCTCCCGACTGATAGGAGTTGTTAATCACACCAAGGGCTCTGCCCTTGTCATCCCGCTCTCGCCGCCGAGGGCTCAGGAGCGCGGGGCGGTGAAGCTGCCCCTCACTCCCGAGCGGAGGCTATTCAGGGTGGGGGACGGTCAAGGGTGCGCTTCGCCCGGCGCTCCGTTTGTCCGAACGGAAAAGCGCGTTCGGACAAGCCGGTGCGGCGGCCCTGGACCTGATTGGCCCAGGTGGGGATGGTGTGGCGAGCGTGGTAGCGGCCAACCACACCGCCAACCGCCAGCAGCACGAGCCAGAAGATCAGGTGCGGGATCGGGTTAGAGACCATGGCTCAACCCTCCAGCTCGAACGGCTCGCGCACGGGGACGAAGGGCGTCTGCCTGCCGCTGTCGTAGATAACGTGCCAGTACTTCGGGGGACGGAGCGCGGGCATGTGTTTCGCGCAGGTAAAACCCCGTTCCACCCGGTAGGTCGAGGAGATCGAGCGCCACACTCCAGCGACCTTCTTCATCACGGTAACTACGGTGATGACTCGCGTAGGGCGGCATTCTGTGCACCGTGTGGATTGGCAGGGACTGTTTTTCCCCAGTTCGCGACGGGACCAGCAGACAGAGCAGTCGCAGTCCAATGGATGCGGTCGGTGCAGGTACTTGCTCGGAAGCATCGGCGGGCACCTCCCCTTCGAAGCTCTGTTGAAGGCGGAAGACCAGTTCGGCATTCAGGGAGCGGAGAGAAGCTTCAGCAGCTTGCTCGACCTGGGAGCGCAGAGCAGGAGGCATGCGCAGCTTGAACTGAGAGAAGGACCGGGCGTCATTCATCGTCGTAATCCCCCTGGCAGAAGATCGACTTGCCCCGGTCGAGGTCGCGGCGGATTTTGTGAAGGTTGATGACGCGGCGGCGGCCAATCTTGGCGGTCGGCACGGTCTTGGTTTCGACCCAACCACGCACCACGTCTTCCGTGATGTCTTCCAGGCCCAGCATCTGAGCGAATACCGCCTGGGAGCAGAATGGAGCGGTACGGAAGTCCGTGACCTTTTCCATCGCACCTGTGACGGTGAACCCCACTATTCCAGACTCTTCCATGGCTTTTGCCCTATAATCGCATCAGAAAAAATCAATTCACTGAAATAATTTCAGCGAACTGTTGAAGCGAATAGTAAGCAAACCCACCCATCAGTGAAATAGTTTCAGAGAATATTTTTATACCATTATGGAATCAATCCAGAGCAGGGCTAGAATATTAATAGATAAGGCGGGCATTGATCGCCTAGTCAGGCATGGAGAGATCAGCCACTCACGCTGGCAAAGCGTGCGGTACAAAGAAATTCGGATGAGCACTGAAGAGCTGGAGGTGCTCCAGGCACTTTTCCCGCAGTACCGGCTTTGGCTTATCAGTGGAGAGGTAATGCCAGAGGCAGGCCAAGTCAGTCCCGCTTTTGAGGACGCCAACCGAAACTTGGCCGGACAAGACGCGGGATAGCGATCACTTCGAAAGTAGCTAGGCGCTGGTACGCCCGAAAGCTAGTTCAGCCCTAAGTAGAAATTGGCATCATCCAAAACCAGAAAATATGCGGCTAGAATCTGAAAATTTGATCGCAATGAGGTCCCTGTGAGTACAGCGGTAGCTACCGGGAAATTTTTAGGTTCGGATGCCGAGGACTCTCCGAAAGGAGGTCTTATTGAGCTTTACTCCCAAGAGCAACAAGCCATCCTAGTAAACGAAATCCATACTGCTTGGGAGGCTTGCAGAAAAGCTGTCGAAACAGGAAATAAGGACCTTATTCGTGAGCTGCACATAAATGCCAAGCTGCACGATCAATCAACTGATTACAAAAAGATCCAAAAGTCCCTGCTCAAACACCAAAAATATTTTCCAAATGGAAAATATATAGACCCACAAAAAATAAAGCCTCGGTTAGTCGCTGTAAAAGAGCGATCCTTAGAAGAAGAACTCTTCAGAATAACTAGAAGCTACTGGTCTATGCCTTACTCAAAAGGATACGGCAGGCGCCTAAGATTTGTTCTTATTGACGATTACCATGAAGCAGTCATTGGCATTATTGGCCTGCAATCTCCCTCGGCAGATTTAGCATGCCGAGATACATACCTAGGCATTGCAAAAGAAAAAAAACTCGAGCTAATAAACAATACACTGGATGCCTATACCATTGGTGCTTCACCGGTTTACGCCCCCTTACTTGGGGGAAAACTTGTAGCTGGCTTTCTACACTCCGAAGAAATACGTAGACACTACTGGCGCGTTTATGGAAACAAAAGAACCACACTGCTCAATCGCAAAACTCCTCAACCATTGCTTGCAATAACTACAGCAAGCGCATTTGGAAAAAGCTCCATATATAATCGGCTAAAATACAACGGCTCGCTGCTAGCAAAACCGCTTGGATACACGAAGGGATATGGAACTCTCCATCTTGAAAGTATTTATCCCAAGATTGTTGATTTTCTAAAGAGCAGTGGAAAGCATGTACCAGCGGGATTTGGTAACGGCCCCAAAGTAAGATGGCAGAACATAATCAAAGGCCTCGCCGAACTGGGAATCTCTAGAGAGTATCTAGCTCACGGATTAAAAAGAGAAATATATATATTCGAGTTCGTCGATAATTTAATTAATGTATGTCAGCGGGGAGAGACCCCCAATGTTACCCGCTTCGATGATGAGAACTGGAGCGAGTACTGGAAGGAAAAATGGGGAATACCTCGCTCTATAAAAAATCCCCAGTGGCAATCCGTAGACTCTCTGAGCGAAATTTTATGTGCCATTCCCCAAAGGCAATCTACTGTTTCTTAAGTCCTATACTCAATCCAAGATAGCTCAGAACTGTCACTACGAACGGAGCGATAAAGTCTGAGCTCGAAAAACTTCCCGAAGACGACAATTTAAAAACTGCACCACCCGCAGCTAAGCCAAGAAGAATTGATGCCAAATGGGGCATCACTCGCCCAACTCGTAGCGGGAAGTCATACCTGGCGACAACCGTCTCTTTCCTCTCTTTCGATGGGAGGATAACACTCACACCTCCACTTAAAGCTGCGCTGCTTTCGCTGGCTATCGCCGTAAGAGAATATTCGAAACTGACGGTCCGAATTGAAACATGGCCGTCCTCTACCTTAAAAATTGGTGCAGTCCCAATCCCCACAGTTTTAACGTCTCGCCGAGAGTCAACTCTAACCCTACGAGAGCTAATAAAACTTGCAGCAGCGTTAGAGAACTCAAAAACCACTTCACCAATAGGATTCTTAAGAGCTTCCCCACCATTTCTAGAGATAGTATGCACGTCAAAAAAATAAGTACGCGACATTTCTAGCGTCAGCTTACCCTCCCTCGATATTCTTTGCTTAGGCTCAACTTTAGGTTTCACATAGAACAGAAAAGGTATGCCAGTTACCGACTTACCGCCTGTTAAAGAGTCAATCCCCCAAAACGCCTCAGCTACTTTTTCCCAGCCACTTACGCTTTCATTAGAAGACAAACCAGTCAGGGGCTGAAGCAACTCCTGCAAATAGCATCCGCCAGCACCGGTATTTCCAAAAGCCTTGGGAACGTCTTGGCCAATTAGTTTTAGCTCATCGTAAAATCGGCCGCTCTGGGTCTTCTCAAAAACAAACTCCTCTAGCAAAACGTCTAGAATAAGTACGCTACCCTGAGTTTCTACTGAAACTACTTCTCCCCTACGAAGCGGAATTGCCAAACTTTTTCCAGCAGAACTCGTACCACCTAATGCCAGCAGAACGTGGCTGCATGCCCCTCCGCCATTGGCCACCTCCCCCCACACCTGGCTTGATACATATGGCTTCCGGTACCTAAGACGGACCCTCGCGCCCACAGGCATACCAATGATGTGCAAAACATCTTCAATAAATCGACGATGGTGCAAACTTGTCAAGCAAACCCAAACCCTTTCCGAATCATCGAATGCTTTACCAAACCGCTTCAGATTATTCCTACTCATAAGTTCTTAACACGCAAGCTACCGACACTTGAAATAGAATCCTTAACACTTAACGAGTCCCCCAACTCCAATTTATATAGTTTACCAACACCCTGAGAATATGTATCAGCAGAAAATGAAAGCGGCCTAGCATTAACAAATGCCACTTCACGCCTTCCAGATAAAGCAAGTGCCACTCCAATTGCCTGTGCCTTGGTACCTAAATGAACAATTGATATATTCGAACCTGATTTCCCATCTATCTGTCTGAACAGAATTTGTGTGCTTCTCTTATAATCCAGGGCATCACAACTGCACCATCGCTCATCAGGTAAATTTTCCGGCGCATCATCGCCAGCCCCGTAAACCAACTTAATCGCAATATTATGAGCTTGTCGCTGCCTCCATTCATGCTCATCGTGCTCAGCGGACGGTAAAACCCAAAAAGCAGAATCTTCCGAGCCACTTTTAGGAACCACTCCGAGATGTCCAAGACATCGTTCCAACCGAGCGGAAAACATTGATGGAAACGCTATCACATAAGTTGGATTTGACTCCTGATGGAGCCCAGGCATTAATTCATTAACATCAACACCGTTAACTCCATGCTCTCTGTAATCGCAGCTACTCCACAATTCCATAGGGGCGGCGCGATCAATTAAAGAAGGCTCATGATAACTTTCCGCCGTAGCATAGAACAAAGTTAGAAAAGACCTAACATCACTATTTAGAATCGTAAATATTGTAGAAACTATCAGAGTCGAAGACGCACCGCTAATATCAAAACCTATTCGAACGCCATCTCCAGCCTTATCTATCTCTCCAGAGACAGCTTTGAATATACAGTCTGGAGAGTCAGCATTGAATGTATCAATATCCTTGCACAAAGCCTTCAACATCGGCTCCAATTCAGAATATTTCCTGGAATTGTCTGACAAATTTGTCTGATACTGCCCCACAAGAACCTTGCGACTAACCTTCTTATTACTATCAATCAGTCTTCCAGGCACGCACAACACACGATCCTCAAATCCAGCAGCGCAAATAAGGATATCAATATCGTTCGTTATACTCTCAAGCTCCTCTAACTGAGGAAGATCAGCTAAGACTTCGTCTATTGACTTCGCCGCCACCGAAAAGGCTTTCCTAATCACAGACTACTCCTCCGACAGGTCGCCAAATAGATCGTTAATAGCGCTAGGTGCGTAGCGTGCGTACGTGCTTCTAACGAAAGCATCTGGGTTAGTTAAGAAATCGGCGAAGTCTTCAACCCTTTTAATATCAATATAACTTTCACGCACTAAAGAAGTCCCAAAGCTGGGCAACAAAGACGCTCTCAACTGCCACCTTAAAGTACGGCGTTCTGACGACTCCTTTCCTCGACTCGAGGGCAACTGAATAAATATAGCTCGCCGTACCAATTCCCGCATTAGCAACACTACCCTGTCCCCATTAGGTAACTCTCGCAAGGCAGACTCAACCTCAGCCCCCGACGGAAGAGTCATCTCTATACGGTATCTTCTATGATAAATTGGGTTCCCTTCTTTATTTACTCGATCAGGAGATTCAACTAATAATCTCTTAGCCAACTCCCCATAGCTCGCTAATACCTTCGCCATCTCCGTCCCGAAGGGATGATATCCTGAAACTCTATCGCGCAATGCTGTCGAGACTTTAGTAATTGCCTTATGCTGTATACTTTGAGATATCAACTCCACGCTCTCACTATCAACTCCTGAAAGCGCAAACATCTCACGAACCATATGTAGTATGGTTGAGACGTCCCCGCTCCAAGCGTCGGAAAGAACATGTATCCCATAGTAGAAGGAGCGCTGACCTACCCGCTCACCTTTTTTTCCACGAATGGCACATGCTAGTTCAACATCACTCTTATACTCACTTTCACCAATCAGATCCGCACAACGCCCCTTATATTCTGCCGCGGCTAGTCGCTTATCAAGAAGCTGTTCTACAAAGCTCTTCCGCTCAGATGACTTTATTTGCCCTCCAGCGTCTACAAGAGTGTACTCACGATTGGCATCTATTTTTGAACCATCAATATGTCCAGGATCAAATCCATGAGGTTCGCTAGATACTTTAAATATAAAACTTGAGTCTCGTTGCCATACGATAGGATTAAGCACTCGCTGCACGTCGAGGCTCAATCGGTGGGAAGTATAGTCATCCAACAAGAACGCAATTCGCCACTGCTTAAGACCTGGAACTTTCCTTTGAACAAACCGGCACAACTCTCTTATATAAATGTCGCTCAACTTGTATGAAGCCATCGCGCCAGCTAGAAGCTCACGACCCAAGTTCAACCTAGCCCCATCAACTAAATCTGCACATATCTGCAGCGGGTCCATCCCCTTGATATTAATAGCTTTTGGCAGCACCCCAATTTGTTTTGCTACAAAATCAGCGATTTCAACCCGCGCCGTGTCGGACAACCCTAATACTGAGCTTAAAGTAGAAGACTTCGCAGTTATTGAAAGCGACTTAAGCAGCTCTCTTGTTAGCACAAGATTAAAATAAGTAGTTATCTCCGAGGCCAGTCGTTCAACTCGCCCTTTCTCTCGAGAGATCCACAGCAAATCATTTTGCAAATCACTAGCACAGCCGATATATACGCCGAAGAATCCGACCTTGCTTAAGAAGTTCGCATCATTATCATGCCCAACCACATGTGTTCTTATGCTTAGGTAACGAAACACCATGGACTTCCCACATCCACGAGGCCCTACAAGAACTGTTGGATCGGGAGACTGAATTAACTGCACCCACTCCAAATGATCTACAAAAAGACTAAGCAAAAGGTCATCGCTTGCAAGATGTTCTGCACTGATCGCTTCAAATGGATGAAAACTTCCGATGACCGTTGGAATATTATTAAGTACCGATTCAATTTCATCAATCCTACGCCGATAGCTAGATTTTTCAGGGAAATTTCTAGCCGGATCAGCATCTGCAAGATCATAGATGAAGCATGAAAACAGCCTCATAAACTCTGGATGCCGGGAAGCCACAGCTCTGTCTTTATGAACAAAGTTATAAAGCTCCACTAAACACCTAGCTAATGATGACCAGTCGTCATCGATCTTACGTGTCGTTCTGGACAAGGGCTTCAAGCTACCCAAATCGATGATTTTCAACACATGCGATGGCGCACTAGGATTTATATCTAAAATATCTCTGTCGGTTTCTACCAACATTACATTTCCTAGATGCAAATCATCATGTTTGAGATCCTTCGCCTCGAAGAACTGAACCACAAACATTAATACGCGCGTCACATTTACTATCAAAGATGGAGTTACCTTCTCAGGCTCGTACTTCAGATAATAAACCAGATCATGACCTGCCAACCAATCACTTATAAAGCAGACCCATGGCTTTGAACTAGCAGAGCCCGGCTGCGAGGGAAATGCGTCGACGCGACCCACATCTTTTGGTATGTGAATATACTCTTCAGCACCTTTCAATGAGGACGCCAAAGAAACCTCATTTATTGGGCTGTTTCCTTCGTAATCTTCGGGTATGCATAATTTAGCTGCAAATTCTTGCCTAGTAGCAGCGTCTACTACATGCAAGACAAAGCCCTTCTTTCCCTTTCGAAGCTTCACATCATTCACAAAACCATTAGAGTCTCGACCTAAAACAGTATATTCAGTACAACCTCCCGACCTATTTCTAAAAATAAGCTGTTCAGGAAACGGGCCGCCTCTGTCCAGCCATCTCGACAAATCATCAGAAATCACCGGACCTTTTTTACCATTCATACTCAGCCACCCATCTTTTGAGCAAAACTGCATAAGTCGAGATTTTTAATTACACTCCTACCCCAACTAAATTCCATAAACACAACGCAAACTTGGCGGAATCAGCCTCAATAGGAACAAATATTTCAATAGCGATTGGAGCTTTCATAAAGCGGCACTACCCCATCGGACTAAACGAGCTTTCCGCTGTGCAGTAGCGCTCCTTCATCTGATAGCTCCAATCCGCGCGATCTCTACCAGCACGATCAGTCCAGGCACGACACTGCTCCCGAAAATGTACCTTTGCCCCTTTTCGGCACTCGCGATACTCAACCGAGCCCCAGCCTTGGTTCCGACAGACAGACCCACCGTCAACGACGTTGTTAACAACAACCCACTCAGCCAAATAGCCGCTGCCGCCACCCCAGCTCTTTATCCACTGCGAGTCACGTTCCTGGGCGTAATTTTGAACACTACCCTGCCGAGATATTCGCTGGTCCCGCTCAGCCTGAAACTGCGCTAGGTACTCCTGAGAGACCATTCCTTGGGGCTCAGACGCTGCCTGCGGAGTACGGACGCGCGGCAGTTCGCCGCCGTTCTGGCAACGAATCACGTTTTCATCAATGGCATTGCCGCCGTTTAAGCAATCGCGCAGCGAGCGACGACTTGAGGCTTCTGGCGCGGTTGGGCGATGGACGATTTCAGGAGGAGGTGCCGGAAGGTCTTGAGGATCCTCGGCAATCGGGATGCTCTCTTCGACGGGCGTAGGGGCCGAGAGACGATCCACGAGAGAACGGAGCAAGGGCCAGGTCAGCGCAAGGATCGTAAGAAGGACCATGCCACCAAACAAATGCAGAGCGTTCCAACGGAAGGTCCTAGACCGCTTCCGGGCCCTTCCCTCTCGCTGACGCTCACTACTCTCGCGACGCATCCATTCGCGGTCATCCAGTCCCAT